TACCCGAAACGAATTTATCGAGGGTGCTTACACATATTCTTGGGATAAGAAAAGGTGGGAGAAACTCCGATCAGCTGGATGGATAGAAGTTTGGCGACATAGGAATAGAACGAGTATTAAGTACTCTATATTCAAAACTTCATTCAAATGTTCTCAGCTAGTTAGTAGGATATACCGTATCTTACTAGGCGAAGAAGATATGCCGACTTCTGAGCGAAGTATTTTTTACAATAACGAATCATATACAGATAAGGTTTATAATAAGGCTATAGACGATATGATTAAAGACGTGGATAGATAATGGCTTTTAAACTAGGTAGAGAAAACAGAGGTTTCAAATCTTCAAAGAACGTTAAGCTACATAGGAAAAACCTAGACCCTGGTGTTTTAGGTGAGGCCTATAAAGACGGCAGTATTGCCGTGGATGAGGGTGTAGAACCTGGTAGCGCGCTAGATAAGAGAGTACAAAGGCACGAGAATGTTCATGCTAGAGAAATGCAGAATGGCAGAATGACCTATGGCGATGACTATATAAGAGTTGATGGCAAAACCTATCCTAGGAAAGACGGTAAGATTAAGTACAATGGCGAGTGGCGTGAAGAAGGGTGGGATGGATTCCCTTGGGAGAAACGAGCTATAAAAGCAGAAAGGCTAACAGTCGATAGATCTAAAGGTAATAAATCATCAGACGGCAGAGCAGGTTCTTCTGCATATCAAAAAATAAAATAATGTTTGAAATATTTAAAGATACAAACGACTGGAACGAAAAATCAATCATAGGTTTTATAGCCTTTGGAATAATGGTTATCGTAATGGTATTAGATGCAGTTTCTGGATTCGCTGGAACTGATTTAGTAATTAATAAGTTCGTCTATGACTCTTTTGTCTGGGTGGTCCTAGGATCGTTCGGTATTAGCGGTATGGAGAAATTTGCAAAAAAATAAGACATGGCATTTAAAATGAAGGGGCACACGCTTCCAGGTATTAAGCAAAGAAAATCAGAGAGTTCATCTGATGGAAAAGCAACAAGTTCACCGTATCAAAAGCGGAGTGATAGATTAGAAAAAAGAGTGTTGAAGAAGCATAGCCAAATGATGGATGCCACAATGAAAGGTAATAAGAAAAAGGCTGACAGGCTCTTCGATAAGCGTAATAAATTAATGGAAAAAGAGTTTGAAGCCGAGAACAAAGAGTGGGCGAAAAAGAATAAAAAAGCGGATAGTTCACCGAATAAAAAAGCGGATAGTTCACCGTATCAAAAGGCTGAAGATCCAAGAGACAATATGGAGCCTACGACAGAAAAGGCTAAAAGAGTTAAAAAAAGATTATTAAAAAAGAAAGGTGGTAACACAGCTGCGGTAACTCGTAGAATAAACGAGGGAAATATCAAAGGCGCTAAACTGCAAAGTCGACGAGCTAGAGCTAAATCTAAAGCCCGCAGAGATAAGTTAGACCGTAAAACAGATATTGCAGATCAAAAGCACTGGGAGAGTTTATCGCCACAAGAGAGAAAAGAAGCTAACGAAAGACGCGCAGCAGCGAAGAAAGCATAATGAACGTATTAAGTAAAATATTCTCTAGCGGAGCTACTGAACTCGTAAAGGGCGTAGGTGGAGTACTAGACAATTTAACTACGTCTAAAGAAGAGAAGTTAGAAGCAGAAAGGAAAGTAAAAGAATTAGTAGCCAACTACGAAGTTGAGATGGAGAAGAATATCACATCTCGCTGGGAGGCAGATCTCAAATCTGACTCATGGCTTTCAAAGAACGTAAGACCCGTAGTTCTTATATTCTTAATAGTATGCACGATGCTATTAATCTTTATTGACGCTGGTGCAATCAATTTTAACGTGAAGGATTCCTATGTGGACCTTCTTCAATTAGTATTAATAACAGTGATCGGTGCATACTTCGGTGGTAGATCACTAGAAAAAGTAAAAAAATAAAATGGCAATTAATTCACAAGAAGTAGCATATCAGTTTGGGCAGTTAGGTTCAGCGTACACTACAGCAGGTAGCGCCGCTATAACACCGCCAACAAATAAAGTGTTTGTAGCTATTACAATGCTAGATAATACAGTGTTTGACGACGTTGGAGGTCTTGTTGCAGAGCAGCAGACATACAACCATGGTAGCGCGGTTACTGTAGACAGGTATATTGGAACGGAGCAGCCAGCTAATGATTTAGGCACAGCAACGGTAGACGAAGGTGAAGGCGGTTTAATTATCGGTGGAACAACTGAAGCTGACGCCGTAACGTTTCCTAAAGGAATTACTATATATGGCCGCTGGACAGAAATAGACGTATACTCAGGAAAAGTAATTGCTTATATAGGCGAGTAATGATAGGTGCTGGATCACAAACTTCTAATGTAGATAGATCAGATTCTATAATCTATAGCAACGCTGTATCAATAGACGCATCTAATGATGATGTTCATCAGGATGACGGTACTGATATAGGTACGTTAATGGGTGCTGGAAGTTGGACGTACACTTTCTATATTAAAGACAGTGTTGGTGCTTGGAGCAATTCCGCGTTAGACATATGGGCTAAAGGCGATAACACACTTAATGGTAATAATTTTATCTCGTTTAGGTTAAACGGTATGGTAAACTCTACTGGAACAGCTAATTCAAGATACCCAGATTACGAGCAGTGGCCTAACGTTATCCTCTATACTCCTTCGTTTAGTATAGCATCCAAATCTGGAGGTACTATTATACAGTCTAAGACTTTTGGCGATAATGGAGTTGGTGGTAATCATAATACTCCAATTAGAGGCGGGGATATAATGAACACAGATAACTTGACCCTTAAACTTTTGGGCGAGAGCGGCATACCAAAAGGTGATGGTACCGTTCCTTTTCCGCATAGTTACAGGAGCGCAAACGCATACACCAAAGGATTCGTTATGTTTACAATAACGTGTGATGCTAGCGGTACTAATAGGGATTTTAAACTATACATAAACGGTCAGGAAATACCAGCAAAATCTGGCGTAGCAGAGGTAACCCTTGCATCTTCTACGAACTTTGAGTCTCACGTAGGATCAGCCACTTTTAATCAAGTGAAGTACTTCAATTTACTAAATGCTGGCGCACTTATCCAACTAGGTCCTCAGGCTTTTTGGGATTCCGTACTTACCGAGGCGGAGATTAAAGAAATATATTACAGCGCCCCTACGCTTACATCTAACTTTGGTGATTACACAAGTAGCGGAGATCTACAAAGATGGTATAAGTTTGACGAAGGGACAGGTACTTCTGTGGCTGACAGTTCTGGAAACAGCGGTCAAGCCTTTGATTTAGTTAACGGACCCGCATGGGTTAAGGAAAATATTGTTATGTAATGTACGATAATAGAAAAATTACAGTTATAAACGCTAGTGATGTAAGTTCAGTGGATTTCTCACAAGTATTAGAAACATCTGCAGACACACTACGATATAACAACGATAACACAAAGACATTCGTAAAATACGATGGAGCGCAACCTAGCTTTCTAAGTGGAAAAACAGAATACTCTTACGGTGATTTTGTAGCTATACTTCAAGATGAAGAAGGTGAGTGGTATCCAAATTTATAATAAACAATTTTAATTTAATACAATTTAATTATGGGAAAAAAGAAAGAAAAGGTAGTGGACCTAAAGCCACAAAAGATCTCTGAAGAAGAGCTTAAAGAATTGCAACAAGTTGTAACAACTATTAATAAGTTACAATTTGACATTGGTCAAATGGAAGCTCAAAAACACGGTGCTTTACACGCTGTGTTCCAGGGTAATGATAAGTTGAACGAACTGCAAGGTAGACTTCAAGAACAATATGGTACTAATGATATTAATATTCAAGACGGTACTATAAACTATAGTAAAGATGAGCCATCTGATTCGTAAGATCACGATAGGTAAAGACTACAAGAATGACTCCATGCACTATGCCGTAGGGCAAGAAGTGTATGGCGGTCATACTATTTGCGATATACTAGAAGAGGAAGATAAGTACTCCATTTATATTCGCAAAGGGAAAGCAGTCATACCCTGGAAGGACTTTAACAAGAATATGGCCATATCAGTTGAGTATAACCTAGAATACTAATGCAGTCGGTTTACAACTACGTTGTAGAACCACTAGGAGAAAGGTATAACAACACGAAGAAGGTTGGAGACCAAGAGTTAATACTAAACACTGAGATGTACAATCATCTTCACGTAAATCGAGAAGCAGTGGTTTTGTCTGTACCTAAAGTTGGTGACTCAGAAGTTCAGCCTGGAGATATAGTAATATTACATCACAATGTCTTTAGGAGATGGCATGATGTAAAGGGTAAAGAAAGGAATAGTAGATCCTTCCTTGAAGAAGGTAAGTATCTAGTAACGCAGGACCAAATATACCTATACAAAAGGGATGGTGATTGGGTTTGTCCTAAGGGATATTGCTTCGTGCAACCTATTAAGGACAAAAGCCAGTTAAGCGTTGAGACTGAAAAACCATTAGTTGGCGTTGTAAAATACTCCGATGGAACTGTAGACGTGGGTGATTTAGTTGGGTTTGACCCAGTTAGCACTTTCGAGTTTGTAGTTGATGGCAAGAGAATGTATAGAGCATTATCTAAATTTATTACAATTAAATATGAATATCAAGGAGACGAAGAAGAATATAATCCAGGCTGGGCACAGAGCGGTTGAGGAATTAATCAAAGTAGCTAAAGAAGCTATCGTTGATTCAGATGATGATATATCAGCTGACAGACTCAAGAATGCCGCTGCCACAAAAAAGCTTGCGATCTTCGACGCCTTCGAGATATTAAACAGAATCCAAGAAGAAGAGAATCTCTTAGAAGGTAGAGCGCCTGAAGAAAAGAAAGAGAGGGTGTTCAAGGGTTTTGCTGAGGGTAGATCTAAATAATGTACGAACAGACTTTATATAAGGTAATAGAGCCTATAAAGAAAACCACGCTTACTAGATTAAATAGAGGTAAGAAGTGGAAGTACGGTTATAACAAAGAACACGATCTAGTAGTTCTTTCGCATAACGGAGTTATAGGTGATATTTATGACATACAAGGTTTTAAGATAGCTTTACCTAAACCACCTAAAGATGTGTTTAAGCACGAAAAGAATAAGTGGGTTAAAGCAGAGTATCCTAAAGAACTAGCTCGTATTAAAAATATATTCGACTGGAGAGGTTATCCAGACGAGCAAAAAGAAAAGTGGCACGACTATATTGACGAAGAATTCAAACGAAGAGAAGAAGGATTCTGGTTTACAAATAACGGAGTACCAACTTGGATTACGGGTACACACTACATGTACTTACAATGGAGTAAGATTGACGTTGGCGCACCAGACTTCAGAGAAGCCAATAGACTATTCTTTATATTTTGGGAGGCTTGTAAAGCCGATAAGAGATGCTACGGAATGTGCTACCTTAAGAATCGTCGTTCGGGATTCTCTTTCATGAGTTCAGCAGAAACAGTTAACTTAGC